GAAGTAATTTTATTTGATTCTTAGAAAGGTTCTTACCAAATGTGAAACAACATTTTATACCGTCTTTTGAATACAAATCCATTTGACGGTCTACGCTAGCCTTGTCTGTCAACCCTTCTACCAAAATAACTGTATGAGTATTTTCTTTTATTTCATCATACCCTCCCAATAGATTTTCAAATAAGGTTCCGTCTGCATTATAATAACGTAAAACTAATCTTCCATTTCCTGATTTATAATCTTTGATATTTTGTTTGTGCCATTCTTTTGATTTGCGAGAACGGGCAAGCCAACTTACAAGTTCTCCTTCTTGATATAAAGGAAATACTATGTGATTCTGTAAACGAATATCGCTCGATATTCCGACTTTAAATAAATTATATTGATATTCTGTAAAACCTCTTTCGTCAAGATAGTCGTCAAAATACAAACGTTTGAATCCAGTTGGCAATTTTACATCCTGTTGTTTTATCTCTTCTTCTTTTTCTTTATCTAAGTTTTTTATATCATCGTTTATTGAAGCAGAATACCCTTCAATAAGGTCTGATCTATTTATAGCATTGAGATAGTTATAAAGAGACGCCTTATATTCGCATTTAAAACAATGACAAAGACCTCCATCATTAGTAAAAAGAATAGCAAATTTGCCAGTCTTATGGCATTCGCCACATTCAAGGGTTGGAGCAGTCATCCAACCCTTGTTTCCCATTGGCGTAAGTGATAGTTCTTGTATTATACGATTCTTATTCAAATGTGCTTATTTTATCTATGAGTTGTTCTTAGTCACCCAACAACTACTTGTTATTCATTCCTGCTTCGCTCATCGCGATAGCGATCGCTTGATCTCTATCTGTGACCGTGTTCCCGTGGCTATCTTTGAGTTTGCCTTCTTTGAACTCTTTCATCACTTTGGCTACTTTCTTTTCACCTGTTTCGGCTTTTTCGATGTCAGGTTCGAGGGATTTTTTAAAATTACTTTTAGCTTCTTCTAAATTTTTAAAATGAACTCCTTGCCAGTCTTGAGAGTGAACAAAGGCTGACTTTGGATACCATGTTTTTTCTTTTGCTACATAAATTTCTCTTTTACCGTCTTTTTCTCTTGAAACCACAACTCCTCTTGGTGTGTTTTCAAAGTTTAAATCGTCTTCTTTCTTTTCAGGTTGTTGTTTTCGTGAAAGTGATAAAAAATGTTGATATTCACCATAATCTAAAGCTCTTTGAGCTGCAGCATTTCCTTCTAATGCTAAATTAATTTTTTCTTTAGAGGACATATTTTTAATATCTTCTGTTGTGACCTCTTTTAAATCTTTACCTTTTGGTTCTTCATAGATGTATTTGTAATTACCTTTCGTACCTTCACGACGGATGTATTTAGCCTTTTCAATCAGATCTTCTTCTTTTACTCCTGCTTTCAATAGAGTTTCTACTATCGCTTGGACTTCGTTCTGTCCGGTCAAAGATTCTACAACAGCCTTCTGTAGGTTGTTGTGTTCTTGTATTTTTCTTTCAAATGAATTCATTTGTATTATTTTTTTGATTAACTGATTATAAAAATATAAAAAATTTTTCAAACTGTTTTATAAATTTTTAATTTTTTCATAAAGTTCAAGAGTTTTTTTACGATCATAAAACTTACCATGATCATAATCGGTTTTTATTTTAAAAATAGCATCTTTTATTTTATAATTCCTAAATTTATCTATATAAATTCTTCCAGAGTTTGATTTTGTTTCTTCAAGTGTAGAATTGAATGTGAATACATAAGAAAATGGCTGTACTAAAGTTCTATCCCCTTCTGTATTTGATCGAGTTAATACTTGGTCTGGATCGTTCCAACCTGCAAAATCAGATGCTTGAGTTGCTGTCAAGATACGTAAAGGGTAGAATTCTGTACAGATATCTTTCATCAACTGTGCTACTTTTTTCATTTTCTCTTTCTTCCAATTCGGGTCGTTGTCTATTTTCTTATTTTGACCTGTTTTTAGAAGGTCTAAAGAGTCTATTATAACCAAGTCAGGGAATTTACCATTTATCTTGTTATAGTCAATTATAAGATCTCTAACATCTGTCATAGATGCGTCCCCAAACTTCTCAAACCCATATATAAATAACTCTCTATTTTTTGCATTCATTTGATCAATATAAGAACTAAGTTTTTCAATCTCTTTAGATGTAAAGTTCCCTATTTTTATATCCGAATACTTTACTTTAGTCCACATTTCTGTATATTTATCAAAGACTTCTTGTTTATTCCCCTCTAACTGTATGTGTAAAATATTATATCCTAACCTGCAAGCGTACATTCCAGTCCAACGAAGAGTGGTAGATTTCCCAACACCAGATCGCATGATCCACATAGCTGTATCTCCTGCATCAATCCCCCCATCTGTTCTATCGTCTAATATGTCAATCCCGAATGGAACTTTTTCAATTTTATCTTCTCCACGTTCGTGTATTAATTGCCTCTCTTTTGTTTGAGTTTTGAAATCACTGTAGAGTTTTATAAAACTATTCTTTGATTTATTTAAAGTGAAATTTGTTATTTCTTGAGATTCTTTTGTTTGATATTCTAAGGCTTCATCTTTTCTATCGCTATTTTTATCTTGCCACATTTCAACAATTCTATTATTCATTATTTTGAATCGTTGAAATTTAATAAATTTTTCAAGCTGTCTTTTTATCTCGTCTTTGTCTGCAACTTGAGATTTTTGAATTTTTGAAATAGCTTCTTGTACGTCAACATCTTCAACATACTGTTGACTTATAACGCCTATTGAAGGAAGTGAATTTGTTTGTGTTGTTTTTATGCTTTTTAAAATCTTCTTATATTCTAATAATTCAGACGGAAAATATTCATATTCTACATATTCTTTAACTATTTCATACATTTCTTTTTTGAGAAAACAAAGCCTGAACAGCTCGTTGATAAACGTTTCTGAGAATTGATTCATATTTAAGCGATTGTTTGTTTGAAGTTATAAAAATAATAAATTCTCAATATTATACGTAATAAATTTGAGGAGAAACTCTATTTTCTATCAAATAATGTAACGCAATCAAAGAACTCATGCAACCATCATCCTTCCCTCCAATGGATTCTAACGTTCCTCGATCTTCATTGTAACCGATACTATTAAATTCTGTCAATAATTCCATAACTGCATTTTTAGTTTCTTCTTCTTGACTTCCTGGGATTTTTATTTCGCCTCTTTCAAAAATCGCACTTAATGATGGCAACCCTTCATATTCTGATTTTTTATTTCCTGCAACTGTTTTAAAATCCTCTACATTCTTTAACCCTCTTTGTCTTACCATTTCTGCAATCATACTTTGAAAACCGTTGCTCTCACATACTATTTTGTTAGGCTTAAAAGCGTGATCTAATTCAATTATTTTATTGACTTGTTCATTTGTAGATGCGCCTCTTTTTCGCCAAATGTGTAATAAGTAATAAACACTATTAGAATCTCTCCCCCAAACTGTATAATAAGTATAGTCAGCCCCGATAGATGCTGATTTAGCAAAGTCGCATCCTATAACAACCTTTTCTAATTTAATAGGATAAGATTGAATGTTGTTAACAAGCCTTACATTCTCCATCCCTATAAAAGATTTCTCCAAGAAACTCCATGGGAATATAGAAGATCCATCTGATACAGGGGTTACAAGAATCTCTCTCGAAAATATTATACTCCCAAGAGATTTTTTCATATCCATTAAATATTTGAACGTGAATCGATCAGGTGCTAATAATTTACCGTCTGGGAAAATACCAGGATATTCAAAAAGTTTAAACATCGGGTCTTTTTTTAGATCTCCATATAAATCTAATTCGTGAAATGGTGTTCCTGATACAACCAAATGACCTCCTGGTTCGACAATGTTCTTTATTTCTGCATAAAACACTTCTCTAAATTTGTCCCGTTGATCTTTGGAATATAATGATGATTTATCTATAAAATCGTCAACTCCAATGTATCCAGAATGTAGCCCTCGGATAAAAGAACCGTAACTTCTTAAATGTAAAATACTTCCAGTGTCTGTTCTTAACCCCTCTTTTCCTAATTCCTTTCCATTTCTATTTAATTTATTTTTTAAAATTTCATTATTTCTTATCTCTTCTGTAATTTTATTAATATGTAATATGCCAAGTCTTTTTTCATTGGTAATAATGACAGTCTCTTTTCTATTTCTATTATCTCTATTGTTTTGATAGCTGAATTGTGGAGGATCGTAAGTGTATAATCTCCACAACGGGACAACATAACAGAAAAAATAACTCTTCCCAGATCCTCGTTGGCAGAGATAAGCGCTCCACAGGT